AATAGCCGTTGACGCTACTCCCGCATTTCTATATATTACCCCGGCGGCAGTGTAACCTGCATGGCCATTTCCTATATCTGTTCTATGTGCTGTAACTGTTACCTTAAACGTCCAGGTGGAATCATCCGGTAATACTATACGTTGATTTCCACCTGTACCATCAACAAATAGTTCCTGTGCCGCTGGACTAATAGTAGTCCCACGAACAATGTATCTACCTACTTGTGCATCACCGGGATTTGTAAATCTTCCTGCAGACTGAACAAATCCGCCCGGAATTCTTGAGTATGATTGTTTACCAATAGCCAATGAGTTTGTGCCGGATGGTGCTGTTTCTGCACCAGAACCGATTGCAACAGAATCCAATGCTTGTGCAACTGGTGCTGTAAATCCATTTACTTTTTCGTTGTAAAGACGCGGACTCTTGGCAATGACATCCCATGTAGCCCCGTTAAATCGGTAAATTGCATTACCGTCAGTAACTGCCTGATCAATATAGATTGCACCAATTGCATCTGTCCCGGTAGGAGGACCTACATCCTCTCGTACACTCGGTGCGCCGCCGCCATTGATAACTTGTAGTTGATTTACAACATTGTTTAGTCCGGCTTGCGACGGAGTAATAATTATCGGTGCATTTGTTGCAGCGGTAATTCTACCTTTAGAGTTTACTGTAAAAATACCAACTGTTGAAGTTGTACCATAAATACCGGCATTCACTCCAGTGTCTGATAGAGTGGTCGTTACAGGAGAAATTCCCGATCCAGTAATATCACCGACAAGAGTAATAGGACCGTCTACAGGATCTTGCCAGGTTGTGGTACCAACACCGTCGGTTGTTAGGACTTGTCCTGGATTACCAGCGATTAGTGGATAACTATTTCCGGTAATTATTACCGGATTGCCGCCGTTAACAATCGGAAAGTTATTTGTTGTAAGTGGACCGCCGAGAGTCGGTGACGTATCAACTACAACATCGGTATTGGCTTTTAACAGTGTGCTGACTTTGATTACCATGCGTTCCGATTCCTAATAGGCTTTTTCATATTTATCACAAATGTGAAAAATTTACACCCGTTTATTGTATGTCGGGTGAATCGAGTCGCTATATACCGGCGGGCATACCCTGCCACACTATTATCCTATAACTATTCTGCCCGACATTTGAACTCCGTTCAATATGGATCGGCCCGGGGATGAAGATCCGATACCAGAAAATCCGGCAGCACTGTCAACATCGACTTCTACACTAAATGTTCCAGGACCGGAATAAGTATGTGTAGGATTTTGCAAGGTACTTGTGCCTCCGTCGCCAAATCTCCAAGCCCATTGTGTTATGCCACCACCCGAGGGACCGCTGAATGCCCATGTCTGTGTAGTCGATGGAACGTATACAGAAGAGGTTATTGTTGTACTGGCGGTCGGGTCAACTGTAATAGTAAAACTTGATGTTACCGGGGTTATGATATTAACATCAGTGTTATATGTCATCACAGGATAATATATACCAGCTAACGAATATATATGGGCGGTAGTGAACTGTGTTGTACCAATTCCTCCGCTCTGGGTATAATCGGTAGATCCATCGCCGAAGACAATCCGAATGTTATAGATATAGCTGGCTGCAAAACTAGCCTGGCCATGATATGTTACGTCGAGTGGCACGGCGCCACTCGACGGTGTTGCTGTATTGAGTATTGCTACTGGCATGTCAATCCTTTATTATTATGTCATAGCAAATTCTAAAAACTTGTCTATAATCGGCTGTTATTTCTTCATCTATATGTATATCTCTAATAGCGATTAATAAATAATCGCCAGTAGCGTAAATATATGCGTTAGCGTCCAATGAATGATTTAGATACCGACCGGCCTGTGTTGTATAATTATCAATAGTAGCAGATTCTATAATACTACCCATTTCAATAAAGTTCTTTGCAAAAAGTCCTAATCCCTCAATATTACTATTTCTAACTTCGGTATTCAATAACCTGCATTCTTTATAAAACGTTGGATTTTTTAGTTTGTCTTCGGCGATGTCCTTAGATAGGCTGAGCGATTCTATTATGCGAATATAGTCTTGATGATTTACATCAAGCATGTCATGCTGCATTATTAGGAAACGATCTACCAGAACCCCATATTACTCTGACGGCGCCGTGAGCACCGTTGCCGCCAGTATATGTAGGTTGTAAACGAGTTCCTCCTGCGCCAACCACAACAGTGTAGTCACTACCGGGTGTTACAGAAATATTATTATACCATCCTAGTCCGCCGCCACCACCACCGTAACCGACCGCGAAGCCGCCTGAACCGCCGCCGCCGTAGAGTCCGCCGTCGCCGGTGTGACGACCTGCAGAGTTTCCCGAATCAGCAGCAGAACCCGTTGCGCCGGCAGAACCGCCTTCGCCCGGTGAGCCAAAACTGCCGGATCCTGCAGCGCCGCCGGCGCCGTTAGTTCCCTGCCCATACAATCCTACACCACCACCACCACCGCCCCATCCGGTGGTGGTGGTGGCTGGACCGCAACCCGCACCACCACCACCACCACCGGATCCTGATTGCCCTGCAGAGTTATATGTTGTACCATTGCCACCATTGCCGATATATCCGCCGGCACCAGCACCGGTTACAGGACCACCATGGCCCCCATTACCGCCGCCCTGCCCGGTATATGATCCACCTGCGCCGCCGCTGGGTGAAACACCTTTAAGGCCGCCGGTGCCGGAAACTATAGCCGAATCCCAAAAATATGATATACTGCCATCACTACCGCCGGTGGTGCCGGTGGCACCACCTCCCCAGCCGCCGCCACCGATACAGACAGCACATACTGATGTTACCCCCGCTGGTACAGTAAACGTATATGTACCCGGTGTTGTGAATAATTGTTCAGATGATAGTGGTGCAGATTCTGCTGATAATACAACTCTGCCCGATGTGAAGATGCTATTTAGATTTACCGACATATATGTCCTTTAAGAGTCTGTATATTTATCGCGCAAAGGTAAAAAGAAGTACCGTGGACAGAAGAAAGAAAAGCTGCTCGAAGAAAATTACTAGCAGAAAAATTTAGCCAAGAAAAAAGCCCCGATTAAGGGGCTTTTTGTTTCTATTACACTTTCCGTAATATCAATCCAATGCAGATTAATAAAACTTCAATGTCGAGCTGTCAATACCAACCTTCGACAAATAGTCAGCTGCGTTACCGAAGCTGTTTGCTGTGTTAGTAAGTTCTAGGTAGCCGTAACGTGTCATGAACGATACAACTGGTTCGAACGTTTGTGGATCCATAACTGGACCGACGCTCATCAATGGAATGTATGGGCAGTAGTAAGCTGCGGCGTCAGTTTCTGTAGGACCCTTGTAACCCATAAGGATTGGGTCGCCATCGCTAGCGTACTGGTTGACATACACGCGCATTGTGCTGTTCAATGTACCAACAAACTTTGTGTTTGTAGGTGCTTCGAATGTACCTTCTGTGGTACGAGCAAACGACGATGTTGTTGCAGACTGAAGAATTGTCAACGCTGTTGGCGAAACAACTGCCCAGTTAGCAGCACCACGACGTGTGCGTGCAGCAATCAAGTTGGCCTGCTGGTTGATCATAACTGCTAGCGCAGCCATTTCATCACCAACGTATGTAGCTGTACCAGATACAGCGGCTTGGTTGAATGTTGTTGGAGCGACAGGAACTAGAGCGCCTAGCTTGTAGAGCATTTCCTGGTCGATTTCAACTGTGATTTCTTGTGCAAGAGCTTGCATGATTTCAGCTTCGATGTCGATACCGTGAATAGCATTAGCATCTTGAGCGGCTTCGAATGTCCAACGAGCAGATAGTCTGCGTGTCTTAGCTTCGACAGTCTCTTTCAAGATCTGAATGCTCATCTTGTTACCTGGTACACCTTCCATACGTGCTGTAGAAGCAGCAGCAGGGTCAGCTTGAACTTCGTTACCCGAATATGCCTTAGCAATTTCGAATGGACCAAGAGCTTCTGTACCAGCTGTTACACCAGCGGCTGTGTTTGCATAGCGAACACGAAGAGTGTGGATCTGACCGACGGGGCCTGTCATTGGCTGAACGCCCATGATTTCGTTAGCGATAACGGTAGGCATAACACGACGGATTAGGGGTAGCATCACCTTGTTTAGTACAGCGATGTTACCAGCTTGTGTAGCACCTGCGGTTGCCGATTCAGCCAAGTAACGACGAGTGTTTTCAAACACGACGTCCATGGACTGTCTACGGGTACCCGAAAGGCCTTCTAGAAGGGCTTCTTTTGTTGCGCCCCAGTTTGATTCAAATAGCTTTGTTGCCATTGTAAAATTCTCCTATTTACTTTCTGATTCCGGCTAAGGATAAAATCTTCTTTAGATCCGAAGAGTCCGATTCGGCATCTTCGACTTGAGCGACCTCCGCTCTATTACCTGTCTTTGCAGACAATGTTGCTTCGTTCAACTGTGGCTTTGCAGCTACAGGTTTACGTTCTACAGCTTCATTTAGAACGCTTGGTAGGTATTTGTTGTACTGACCTTGCAAATTCTTTGTCTGAACTGATTCAAGCAATTCCTTCATTACAGCCTTCTTGTCTTTCGACAATGGGGCCAGTAACTCGCTCATAACTTTTTGTCTTTCAACTAGGTCCTGAGTTGCCTTCAACTTGGTGTCCATGCCTTCCATTACTGTCTTTGTCTTCTTTACCGACTCTTTTAGGGTCGACAATTCAGCAGTCTTGGACTCTAGAACCTTCTGCATCTTGCGTAGTTCAGTGCCTTCGTTTAGATACGAAGTCATGAATTCAGCTGCGAAGCTTTCAAACATCTTGCGACCGAACTCGTTTTCGCGGGCGACACGAATGTCATCCTTAAATTGACCGATTTCAGAACGCAGAGTCTTTTCAATGTTAGACTCGACGATTGTTGCTGCACGCTTGATAAACTGTGCCTTTGTTTCTTGTAGCTTCTTGTTACCTTCGGCAACCATCTTGACTTTCTGTTCCACTAGGGACTTCTTGTCAGCACGGAACTCGCGAATTTCTTCTGCAAGTTGCTTCAATAGGAAGTTCTCAAGCTTCTTGAAGTTTTCCTTCATTGCTGACTTCTCAGCGTGAAACTCTTTCATTTCCTTAGCTACGGCTTCTGTAACGAACTTGTTTAGCATTCCTGTGTGTTCGACGAGTTTGCTCTTGTAAGCAACACGTTCTTCGACAAGTTTTCTCTTGTCACTGGCGAATTCTTCGAGTTCAACGCGGACCTTGTCTGTCAAGAAACGATCCATTGACTCAACCAAAACTCCCTTGTCATGTTCAAACTTGCGTGCAAATTCCTCGCGGAGTGTTGCAGCAACTTCTTCACGTGCTTCGGTGATCTTTGATTCCCACAATCCAACGATCTGATTGCGGATGTCTTCGGATAGCCCAACGCTTTCGCTCAAGATCTCATCTATTTTTTTTGCCATCTTGAGTTCTCCTATTGTATCTTTAACTCTTGAATAAATCGATGAAGGTCCTTAACAAGCTGTTTTTGTGCGGTGGCTTCTGTAAGTGCTTCCCTTGCGGTTGTCACAATACGCGAACCACCCTTCATGTTAAAAAGACTTTCGTATATCGTTCTTGGAAATGCATTTGGTGCACTTGGTTGTGCCACGATGTCAACAGTTACAATTTCAAAATCTGAAACTGCACCATCGTCACCAACATTACCAGAACCACGGGATGAAACCCCCAACTTTGCACCCGAAAGTAACAATGTCTTAACTATGTTACCCATCGGAGTTGGAACAATCTTCAACTTACCGTATCCATCAGCACCTTCAATCCACATTTCTGTGATAAGGTGTGCGACGCGGTCAAGGTTAATAGAGAGCTCTTCCGGATGGTCGAGTTCTCCCATTACTGTATGACCGGTACTTAACTTTTCTGTGATAGAGTTTACAGCGCGGGCAATCTCTCGGGCTGGATAAACACGCTGGTTTTGGTTTCTTACGTCACCCTGGATAAAGATCCCTTTCATGCAGAGATCCTTACCACCAGCTTTGTTATCTTCTTCAAGAAGTTGAACGTGTGCCTTGTCGAAAGACAGGAACTCGTACAGTTTATTTGCCATTTCTGTTTTCTACCTTACGCTGGCTTCTTCGAAAGAGGAGACTTTGTAAATCCTGGACCTGCAGCCTTACCACCAGTAAACTTAGCAGTTGTGTCAGCCTTTACGCCATTCTTCTTTGGCTCTAGACCCACGTTGTCAGTGATTGTTTCGTCCTTAGCAGAGTCACCATGGTACTTGCCGTATTCGCCGCCAGTTCCGCCGTTGCCGCCGATCTTGGTTGGGCTTCCGCCGTAGTCCTTACGAGCAGGAATGCTTGTGTAAGGTGACTTACCTTGTTCGGCACCAAGAGTCATACCCTTGCCTGTACCTACTAGCTTTGCGGTGCCGCGTTGGCCGGTATCAGCAACCTTGTTCAGGAACTTGGTTTCTTCGTCGACCTTCTTTTCGCCCTTCTTCTTTAGCTCGCCCTTCTTTACTTCGGGGGCCTTCTTTAGTTCAGGCTTCTTTTTCTTTTCGAACATTGTGGCAACTACTTCGCCGACAACTTTTTCTTCGCCGCCCATTCCGCCCATGCCTGGTGCGTCGCCCATTTCGTCCCCGCCGAAATCATCAGCTGGTTCTACTTCGTCTTCTCCGCCAAACTCGTCATCCATGCCCATATCGGCGTGGTTAGGTTCTTGCATTTCTTCGCCCATTAGTGCGTCGAATTCTGCACGAAGATCAGCAAGTTGAGACTCTAGGTCTTCAATGCGATCTTCTGTGGAACCTTCGCTTTCCTCGCCGCCGAATGGGTCATCACCCTCGTCATCGCTTTCTTCGTCGCTTTCTTCGTCGTCGAATTCGCTGTCGTCGCCACCGGCTTCGCCAGCGTTCTGTTCGTCTGCGTCGATTTCTTCTTTGTCTGATCCGATTTCGTCTGTGAAATCTTTATTTGGTTCGCCACCGACTTCATCTGCTTCATCAAGCTTTTCATCTTCATCTTCGACTTCTTCTTCGTCGACAATGCTTTCATAGATGACACGAGCTTTTTCTACAATGATCTGATGGAGAATTTCAGCGGCTTGTTCTGAGTCTTCCGATAGTAGAAGATCCAAAACCTGTTCAAGCTTTTGTTGTTGTGACATGCCCAATCTCTCCTTGGTTGTTAGTTCAAAGTACCACTTCTGTGGTATTCTAGGTATTTAACCCGGAGAGAGGGATTGGGTGGTGATATAGCCGAAAAAGAGGCTGAAATTTAGATATAGAAGAATTTGTCGGGATATTTATTAACCCAACTACTAATTGTCTTAGGACTAATTTTATAAAATTCGGCTGCCGATTTTCTGCTATCAAACTTTCCAACAGGTGTAGAAATATACTTACTGTTCTTACCTATGGAATTTTTACTCATTAAGTCTCGAGTCATTGCAGATTTAGTCTTACCTAAATCTCTCCCTTTACTTAATTTACTAAGAAATTGTTTAGTATCATCACTATGTCTGAATGTTTTCATTCTTTCGCGCTGAAGATTACTGAACTTTTTCTTTAACCATCCATATCGTTTATTGCTACTTCTTTGCCCCTGTAAATTTAGGCACATCATATTAGCGGCGTATATTAATTTAGAACAAAATGGATAAATCTTTATCAGTAGAAGATGGGCAGTATAATGTTCCTCCGGCGTTAACTCTACTATATTATCTGGTGCATTATTTCCTCCCATACATCTGGGAATAATATGATGTCTTTCGACATAACTATCCAAAGTTCTACGTTTGGCTCTGTCTATCAGAGTTGTGTAGTGCATTAAATAATTCATAAATATTTAGCTCTGGACAGCGCCAGATAAAAAACTGCTTTATAGGCCAGGGAGGCCGCCGGCGCCACCGCCTGCATCGCCTTCTGCGGATGCGCCGTACATATCGGGCAAGAAGTTGAGGTGCTGAGCTTTTTCATATTTCTCAGCATCTCTAGATTTTCTCAACTTCTGAATGTGCATCATTGTTAGACGTGGTCGGCGCGTATCGTCCATATGAGCCTGTCCGAGTTCATCGTCGGAAGGATCGTAAAATTCTACTAAAAGTTCGGCAGCCCGCATAAATATACCTTATAACATCACAAGTATTTATCATATGAACTATCAAAAAATTTACGAACAAATAATAATGCGTGCCAAAAGTAGAATTCTTAATGAATATAGCGAAACGCATCATATCACCCCGAAGTGTCTTGGCGGGAATAATGATAAGAGTAATCTAGTAAATCTTACACCCGAAGAGCATTTTATTGCTCATCAGTTACTTGTAAAAATGTATCCAACACACGAGGGATTATTATTCGCCCTAAGATTTATGGCTACAAAAAATGCAAAACATAAAAGAAATAATAAAGAATATGGTTGGATCAAAAGACGAATTTCTGCACTAAGAAAAGATCATACATTATCTGTTGGCGAAAAGAACGGTATGTTCGGTAAAAAGCATACTCAAGAAACTAAACAAAAGCAATCAGAAAAGGCTAAAGAGAGAGATCCATCGTTCTATGATTTTGCAAGATTGCCTAAAGCAGATTCACATAAGAAAAGTATGCAGAAATCTAGACAGGTATGTCGATATATTCTTACAGATCCTGCCGGTAAGGAACATATATTTGACAGAATAGCAGACGCAAGTAAGTTTTGCGGAATATCTAATTCAGTTTTAGTAAAGCTCGCCGGAAATCGATATATGTTTGATCATTGCAGAAATTGGAAAATTTCTGCAATGCCTCTATAATCACTGATCTCCGAAACTATCTACTTCAGGTGTCGATACATCCGGTGTAGTCGGATCTTCCATTTCACCATCATCTGGCGTCATGTCGTCGATACCGGAGCTTGTAATACCTACATCAGATAGTCCGCCTGCAGCACTTCCACCGCCGCCACCTGCATTTTCATCAGGGAATGTCTTTGTAAGTCTGCTACGCTCTTCCTTCCACATACGCTCATTCTCGGCAAGTTCGCCTTCTGTCCAACCTAAGTAACGCTTCAAGATGAAACGCTTAGATACAAACGAAATATCTGTCAATGCGGTAAACGTGTTGATCTTTGCAGAATCAAGTTCAAGCTGACGATATTCAGAGAACGATTGTGGTGGTGTAAATTCAAGTTCAAACAAACTGTTGTCAATTGTCACACCACGGTGCTTCAAAAACAACTTGAACTCTTGATCGATAGGTTCAATCACCTGCTGCTGGTAACGAGATACAACCTTAGCAAATCTAAATTCTTGAATAAATGCTGTACCTACTTTACCATCAGTAATAGCTGCGGTTCCATCCTCCGGACCTGTCGGCAAGTACGAACTAGGAACTCCTAACGCACGCATCATCTTATTGTTGAAATAACGCAAGTCATCAATGTCGCCTAGGTTTTCGCCACCTGGGAGAACTTCAACCTTAGATCCGCGGCCTTCGCTAGTTACAGCAAAGAAATAGTCTTCCAAGATAGACATAGGATTATAGGTAGAATCTACTACGTTGGCGCCGCCACCGGTTCTACTTGGAATACGCTTTTGTTGAACTTCATAACGAATACGTTCTAGGTACTGATTTGCCTTATTAGGTGGCATAGTACCTACGTCAATAAAGAATACACGACGCTCAGGGGCGCGGTGTACACGATAGATAAGAATAGCGTCTTCGAGCAGTTCTTTCTGCTTGTAAACCTTGTAAATTTGCTCAAGTATGCTGAGGCCAAAGGGCCATGCAGCATTCATACCTTCTGTCAGGGACAGTTGCACAATATGTTCGGCATCTACAGCCACGGCTCCACCGTCTTGATGGTTTGCTGTGCCTGCACCGCCGAAACCGCCGGACACATAGTTCATATTACCTGCCATCGGCGGGGAGAAAACAATACTATTGGATCCAAATGCTTCATTTGAGAGCTTGTTAAGTTGATTTGTTGCAACCAGACTTTTCATATTTAAGTCAATGTCTTTAACAAAATAACTTTCAATTTTCTTACCGTCAGATTCGTTTACGATTACTTTTTCAACCTTAGCTGGATCAATCCAGTACAACTTGAAAGATTCTGGATCGCGGATAAAAAATTGGTCGCCATAGACTAGAGTAGATCTGAAAATTCGCCATAGGCGTTTTGTCATCTTGTTCAGGCGGCACCATTGGCCTAGAGTTTTTTCTAGAATCTGTATTTCTGACGGAGTAGGTTCGTCGTTAAACTTCAACACAAGAGGAAGTTTTGTTACCTCGTCGCACTCTGTTCCAAAGTCAGCAATGGTATCTAATGCAGCACTAATTTCGTGATCGTAATTCATCTGATCGTAAACAGAATATCTCTGCAAACGATCAGGTGGGCCCGAATATACTTCCGGAAGCCAATTACTATATTTCGAAATAGATGCATAGGCAGAGGTTGAATCAACCGCTCTCTGTGCAACCGGTAACACCGAGTTAACGGGCTTGAAAAACTTACGCCAAGTCATGTTTATTCTTCTTCATGGTTTATGCATCATGTCGGGCCTGTGTTATCATGCACGGGCTCTTGTATATTTCAATATATCTTTATTTACACTGAGCAAGGCATTTGTTGATTCCAATACCTGTGCCATAATCTTAGCCTGATTGCCGAGTAAGCTATTTACCTCGGCATCGGCACCGGGTCTCTCTATTGCAGGGCTAGTCGCTGCAGATGCGGTCGGGGCGTCGGATCCATCTGTAGAAGATTTAGCGGGTTTGCCTGCCGGTACGGCCGACGGGCTATCAATAGTCGTTGCTGCTGGTGATTTCGGAACAGATATTTCAGTAGACTTTTTAGGTGCTACAGCAGTTCCAGGGGATAGGTTCATCTTTTCTACTTGTGCATTAACTTTTCGCCGGTGGGCAGCATCTTCACCACCGAAAATATTATCCATTACCCAGTCTGATACACCACCAACCACATCCTGTACATTTTCCCGGCCTTTATCATTTAATATACTGTTATATAATACTGTACCGGCCTGATATCCAAGATATGCTGCTCCTGCAAGAGCTATTAGCGAGCCACCGGCTGATATTAATCGTGAAGTTACGGATGCTGTACTCTTTGCAAAAGCTTCACTACTACCTGTAAGTATCGATATGGTGCTGCTTATCTTAGGACCGATCACTGCCAAGCCACCTAACACCATTGCAGCAATAGCAAGATTACTGCGAACTTGCGCATCGGTCGATTTTATCCCACCATACACTGCATCATTAAATAGTTTTAGTGCAGATGTGGCGGCGTTTACCTGTCCAATCATCGGAAAGAATGCCGCCTCTACAATTGCCTTGGTCCGCTCTATCTGCTGATTTAACCCGGCAAGTGATGCCTGTGTTTTCTGTGCATTATCCATCTGGCCTTCAGTTGCCTGTGATGTTGCTCTACTCTGCTGAATTACTGCATTCACAAGGCCGCCGGCGGCCTTTCCGCCCTTATCCCATATAGGTGCTAAGCCGGCAATTTTGCCGCCGGCATTATTAAACTGTTTACCTAGAGAATCAAGTCGTGCGGTAAGTTCTTTAGGTGTTATATGAAGCATATCGTGCGCTAATCGATTCAACTGCTCAGCTTCGGCGCCGAACCCGGCTGACACCAAGTCCAGATATCCCTTCACTTGTGCCGGGTTCGCTGCGCCGGCAAGTTCGGTAAACATTTCTCGAAGGCCGGCATCTTTGACTCCAGCCGCGGCCTTTGAAAAGTTGCCGGCGGCGTCTGTACCATATCGAGATGCAATAAGCATAGCGTCAGAGGACTTCGCAGTGGCTTTCATATTCTCCTGGACTTGCTGCTCAGACATACCCATAGTTTTTGATAATCTACTTAGTTGTCCTGCAAGTTTTACCGAGTCTGCAGCAATCGCTTCCGAGCTCTTTCCGCGAATATCCATATATCCCATCTCGGATTCTATAAGAGTTCCGATCATGTCTCCAGCGGACTCGCCATAATAACCGAGTTGATTAAGTTTAGGTGTGGCAGAGGCCAACGCCTTAGTAAACTTTGTTGCACCGATAGCATTTACGCTAGAAGAATATTTTTCCATTATCTTCTGCAGAGTTTCTAGACGTAGGCCGGTTTGTATAACCATCTGATTTAGTGATTCAAACCCATCAGTAGTTGAATTATTACCGTTCAGTAAGTTTATACCCGATGTGTACAACGAGTCATACACATCGAGATATTTTGTTTCGGCGGCGAATACCTTGCCGCCGACGGCGGCAATCATTCCTAGTATCTTATTGACTTTTTCGTCTTTGCCGAGTTTATCTTTAGCTAATCCTGCTTCGCGCTTCTTGCGGCGCTTTTCTAGCTCGTCATCAGCATTTCGTGTATGTAGATTTCTGGCAAGCTTTTCTAGCTCGTCATTTACTTTCTTTGCGTCGGCGGGCGATAGTCCGCCACCTGCTCCGCCGCCAATCCCTTTCAGCTTATTTAGACCTTCAAGGGTCTTCCCTTGAATTCTCATCGACTTTTCTAGAAACTCGGATATATCACTTAGTGTATCTTCAGTAGCCCACGCCGGTAGCTTACGGATTTCGTTAGCAAGAGTGTCTTCTGCGATGCCTGTAATAAAAACTGAGTTATCAGCCATAAAAACCTTCGATTATGTCCCGTGATAAATAAGTGAAAGAGTAGTCAAGACTATTTATCAAATACTTTTCAGAGGCAAATATGGATCAAAATGTAAATCCGCTAAAACAATATTTCAGAGCAATCAAAATGTATATGCAACTTCCTAGTGGAACGAGCTATTACACTCCGGGAATTATCGACTTCACAGATAAGGGCGAAGTTGCAGTTTATCCGATGACCGGAAAAGATGAGATTGCGCTCAAGAATCCCGACGCATTGCTAAACGGCGAAGCATTGATCGAGGTGCTTATAAGTTGCGTGCCAGCGGTAAAAGACCCACGCAAACTGCTTACAAACGACATCGATGCATTGATTACTGCTGTCAGATATGCTACATACAATGATTCCTTAGAAACCACAATACATTGTCCAAAATGCAATCACGAGAATACATATAAGCTCGATCTGCAATACGCACTCGATAACATGGCATCGCTAGAAACTGAATATGTAGTAAATCTAGATTCCGGTGTATCGGTATTTCTAACACCATACCGATTTCCCGAACTACTCAAAAGTCTACATGCTCAGTTTGAGCGAAACAAACTTGCACGGGCCGTAGATAGCGAAACATTATCGGATGAACAGAGATCAGGTATTTTCAGAAAAGCATTTAAGGAAATGGCCGTAACAAAGTTTTCTCTTATGTGTGGTGCTGTGGATAAGGTAGTAGACGAGAATAACAATGTAAATGTAACCGATAAATCGTTTATTCATGAGTTCCTTCAGAATATTGATAAAAAAAGTGCAGACAAGATTAGCGACATGATTGACGAAATCAATGCGGTAGGAATCAAACGAACATTTACAGCAACATGCGAAAAGTGTACCCATCAGTGGGATAGCGAGATTGACTTTAATCCTGTAAATTTTTCATAAGGTCACTAATGACTTACCCGGCCGAGAAGTTGGGTGACCTTATCGAATCATACATCAAGGACGGGTTACTACTCAAAGAGCAGATAGCTGATATTTGTTATCATATGGAAGGTGGCATTGAGTGGAATTCTGCGTGGGGTATGAGCTTCGAGGATAGAGAAATTGTTGTCAAAGTTATAAACAGACGTAATAAGGAAAAAAATCCGGGCGGCAAGGATTACATATAAGGATTGTATCATGCAAAAGAAAGATATACACGATGTAGAGTTACCAGGAGATGATATCGATTGCTGGGAGAAGTATCCTAAACATAGGTGGGTGTACGATCTATCACGCTTACTCGATGCACAACATATTAAGTGGAGTCCGTACAAGACTGATGAAATGACTTCTGAAATTCAGAATATGGAATTTGAAAGTGCTAAACCGGTGGTTTATGATCCCGCGCAGATATTCATCAAGGAACCTACAGAAATATGTGTGTGGACAGAGGTGTTTATTGTAAAAGGAGAGATCAAACTAATGCGCAAAGTCGATATCAACACACGTAAAGAAATCGACGGAATCATCGGCAGTATAGAACTTCGCATAAATGCCTTTGTCACTCTGTACTTCCAGAAGTTTACCGGTGTAATATCAGTGGGATCGGTAGGCGCAGATATATACTCAATCCGACTACGGCCAGTGTCAGAATTAGCCTTAGAGGCTAATGTAGACGTTGTGAAGCTCGGTAAGCGGATTTATAAGAGAACTGGCATTACGTTACATGGTCTTACAGACCAAGAACTTCACGAATCACTCGCTTCGTGAACTCAGCTCGCATTCGTTCGTCCTAGACACTTCGTGAACAATTTTGTAACACAGTGATTGTGTTTAGTATGATGACGGAGGAGTATGATGACGGAGGAGTCAGACCAAGGGTATCCAAAACCTGGATAAGGAAATACATGACAGTATCACCAGATCTGAACCGAAATATTTTTGTAGTGTTGGATTGATTATGTCAACTACACGCGTCAATAGCGTTTCGGAAGGGGCCTTGCGGCTCATTGCATTTGTAATCACTTTCAGATAGCAATTACGCAACCGGCGGGCCATACCCTGTTTTCACATACCCACCGCAAACTTAAACTCGATTATCTTACTCGCCACAATGGTGACATTCTTATAACCTTGCCCCTGCACACCCAGAGGTCTTGGCTGTTGCTCTCCATTCCGAAAGACACGCCAGCGAAAAGTTGTCTAGGCTCGCTAACCTAATGTGTTGTAGAAATACTGCTTTTTGGAGTTAAATGAGATTTGGGCTTGTGTGCTTGGTAGTTTTGATGTGTAAACCTATACGCTTTGATCTTATACGTTCACAGGGCGCGTCAGTCCTGCTATCTAATGATTTTCTAGTTTTGCTTGAACAGTGTTTGCTGTTAGCAGTAGTTATATCGCAGCGTCGCGCGACGCTGCGATTCTTGAACTACTATTAAGCTGCGTTAGATGGGAAAGATTTGCCTTCACCCCATATGACTCTAACTCCGCCATTACCACCGACACCACGAGTCGCGTCGACCCCTAGTCCGCAGCCGCCGCCACCGTATAATCCCCCATAACCGCCGGGCGCGGCCGATGCGTATGCGTTACCTGCATCGCCACCGGATCCTCCGTCACCGCCTGCACCGCTCGTGCTGCCGCCAGCGCCTGCAGCGCCTACACCAAATAATCCCACTCCGCCGCCGCCGCCAGCTAAGGAGCCGCCAGCACCACCACCAGCACCGCCACCTGTCCCGCTACCACCGGTAGTCAATGCAGTTCCGGAAAGGCTGGCGCCAGCACCACCGTTTCCAGAATATCCGCCAGCACCGGCACCGCCCGCAGCACCTGTGCCACTGGCCATACCTCCGTTTCCTCCGTTTCCACCTGTGCCGCCAGTTCCGCCACCACCTGTCGCAATATATCCGCCGTCGGCCAAACTTCTCTTAGACGCGCCCTGCCCGCCTGCTGCTATTAGTATTGTTGCCCCGCCTATGTCGTTAACAACTATAGAGTTAGTCCCTGAGAACCCGTTATTATTGGTACTACCTGACCAAGTGGTGTTATTTGCTGCCCGCCCGCCTTGTCCGACAGTAATAGACAGCGTTTGGCCAGGCGTAACTGATATATTGTTCACATATCTCAATCCACCGCCGGCGCCACCGTTTCCGTAGTTGGCCGGAATATTAGTTCCACGAAATGCACAGCCACCGCCGCCACCACCTACTGCGACTATAGAAACAGCCGTAACACCTGCCGGTACAGTAAACGATCCTGTCGAGTTAAATAGTTGGGAACCTGTAGCAACAGTTACAGTGATATAATCTGTCTTTACTATAATATCCGATCCTGCAGAATTTGTTACTGTTAGCTTCACAGTATATGTTCCACCGACTGTGTACACATATGTTGGGTTTTGGGAAGTAGATGTTGCTGTGCCGTCATTTTTAAAATCCCACAACCAGGATGTTGGGCTATTTGTTGAGGTATCAGTGAAGTTTATGGTTAGCGGAGAATTGCCGCTAGCAGTATCAGCTGTGAAATTAGCCACCGGTACAACGGCTATCGATCCCATAATAACGCGACCGTCAATGATAATATTATTTAAACTTGTCGACATTTAGAAATTTTCCATATTATTAGTTGTGAATACACGCAGTTCACTCGAACGACGTAGCCAACCTGTGAGGAATCTTGATTGAGATGGATTGCGTGCAACAATATCGCGATAGAACTTATCTCTGACATCGCACACCTTATTGCATAAATCTATAGGATCAAATCCTGCCAACGCTGTAAGTGTTTGTTTACCGATAATGCCGTCGGCGTCGACGCCTGCAGCCGTTTGCAAGAACTTCTTAGCGCGGCCGACCCCGTGGTTGACACAGCAGTCAAAATGTAGAACTGCTACACGTGGGTCAAGTCTATCACACAAACCGGCAATCCAGTATCTATCGTAATAAACCGCCTCTGCGTCTTCCCATGTTAGTGCAGTAATGTCTAGGTCAGTATTGGCATTCTTTGCGACGCCAAATTTTGTTTCGCCGCCGCGGTCGAGTGGATCATCAACGTAACCCACTGCCTTTCGCTGTGCTGGTGTATCAATAAGTCCTGCTTCTACGTCTGGTGTTAACTTAAAATTAGATCCCACTTCATACAACATGGCATGTAACACTGCTGATTCAAATGCTGCACTATACATAATTTTTCTCCTTGTTTTTACAATTATTACCGTGCGATCGAGAAAAATTACCGGGATCTGATACTCCGCGGCAATATATACAAGAAATTTTTGGACGGTTAAATGCTTTTATAGATTTTCTTTCCTTTGTTTCTGCAGAATCTGCCTTACCGGTGTTAGGCGAAGGTTTTCCGAACATTGGATTATGTTCCCCGGATAGTTTTTCTGATATCTTCTTTTTTACAGATAGCGGTGTTTTTCTATGTTGAGAAAGTTTTGTATCTGATATTTTAGATTTTGTCTCAACTGTGTGCGCAATATTGCGATTCGGTGCGGGTCGACCATAGTTGTGATGATTAGTTCCTGTCTTAGATTTTAGATTACTTATTAATCTTCGTCTTAACCACCCGTACACTTTATTATTTCTTTTATGTTTCTGCGTGCCAGCAGACATCATTATTGCCGCATAAACTAATTTAGGTTCTGTGGGATGTATCTTAATTAATAATTGATGCGCTACATAATGTTCTTCGGGTGTAAGAGACACAATGTTATCAGCTATGTCTAGCCCACCTATACACTTCGGTACAATATGATGTCTCTCTGTATATTCGCACAAGATCCTATTCTTTGCACGATTAATAAGTCGATCATAGTGATTAAGATAGTTCATGATATATTTATGATAAATAATAAAAAGGGGACATAATGCCATCCAAATCAAAAGCTAAGGGAAATGCCTGGGAACTCGATGTAGCGAAGTTCTTGACAGAAACCTATAAAGAGTCTTTCATAAGGATTCCATCATCGGGCGCGTTCGTTGGTGGGAAAAATACATTCCGCAAGTCGCAAATCGACGCAGCCCAACTGCAAGGTAAGAAGGGCGATATTCATCCGCCCGAAGCGTGGAAACATTGGAATATTGAGTGTAAGTCGTATGCCGACTTTCCTTTTCACCAGCTCTGGTACGCAGACGTGAAAATCCTCGACGCTTGGATTCAACAGCAGAAGGACGTCGAGGATGAGGGAGACTTGAACCTAATTCTTATAAAGATATCACGGAAAGGCCAGTGGGTTGTGTATCCCCAAAATCTAGGCTTTGTTGCGAATCGCTATCTTCCGTATAAGGGATGGATGTTTGTTGCATGGGATCATTTTTGGTCAAGCACAATAAACCAGCAGCTAGTAAAACGTCTTTCGGTTGAGTCGACCAATCAAACATCTCCATTGACCGCTGCCCATCTTCAGTTCGAAGAAATTCTACAGTCTTAGAATTTGATCTATCTATAGCATACTGTGCTTCGCTTCCTTTACTTAATATAGCGACGCGCAGTCGTAG